GGCTACTCTTGATCCTAGCGATGGGACTCTTATTGTATATAGAGAGTTATATCAAAAAGGATTAACAGGAGAAGACTTAGGACACAGAATTACTGAAATGGAGTTATCAGATCCTTTTTCAGTTGCGGGAGTACTTGATACTGCTGCTTGGAATAGAACAGGAACTACTGGCCCTACAGTAGGTGAGTCTCTTGTTATGCAGGGACATAAGCTAAGAAGAGCAGATAAAAATAGAATTCAAGGAAAAATACAAATACATGAGTATTTAAGGCTTCAGGCTTCAGGAAGACCTAAGTTGCAAATATTTAATAATTGCCCTAACCTTATTCGAGAATTACAAGGGATTCCTTTAGATAAAGCAAATCCTGAAGATGTAGATACAAAAGCACAAGACCATGCTTATGATGCTTTAAGGTATTTAATAATGTCTAGACCCAGAGTAAGTGATCCTTTATCACAATTAAGAGACTTGCGAACAAGGCAAGCATATACCCCATCCGATAATGTGTTTGGATATTAATTATGAAAAAACTTAAAGTTAATAAATCCAAACCAAAGATACATGCTGATATAAGAGGCATGAATACTAGTTTTACAGTCGGTAATAACCCAGAGCAAGGCAAAAACGCACAAATTAATATAAACATTCCAACAGGACGGAGATAACAAACAATGGCAAATCCAGTTTATAAAATTAAAGATACAGGACGTAATTCTGCATCCACTACTGATGTAAGAAATATGGCATCAAATATCCTTACTTCAATGACATCTGTTACAACAGGTACAATTGCAGTAACTGATGATACTCATACGGATGTATCTTTTACTCAACCAGCCGATACTATCATTAGGAATCTTATTGCTATTCCTGCTGGTAACATTGTAACTGGGGGTAGTTCTGGTAACGATGTAGATTTTAGTTTAGGTACTGCTGCAGGTGGTGGTCAAATTATTGCAACAGAAGCTATTCTTGATGATGGTGGATCTGCAGTAACTTGGACAGCTAATGCACCACTTTATATTATTCAAAACTCTCATGGTCATGGTGCTAATGCTTTTGTAGGTACTGGCGTAACTGCTGGCGTTGTAGGTGGCCCAGCTACTTCAGAAGCTATTGTAATTGCAGCTACTTTGTATTCTGCTGCTGCTCGTACTCTACATGCTAGGCTTACCCCAATAGGGGCTGACTTAGGTACTGCTGCAACTACTGTGACTTACATCGTAGAGTTTCTGCATTTAGGATCTACTCCTGATCAATAGAGATTAGTTAATGGCTGAAGAAAATGATTTAACAGCAAACGAACTCTATTTTAAATCAGTAGAGGATGAGCAAGGTTTAGATATTACGCTTGAGGAAACTCTGCGTAATAACTTTGTTGCTTTATTAGTTGATAGGTATCACGCAGCTACATCCTCTAGAGATCACGATGAGAAGCGGTGGATAACTGCTTATCATAATTATCGTGGTATCTATGATAAAGAAGTTCGTTTTAGGGAAACTGAAAAGTCTAAAGTTTTTGTCAAAGTAACAAAGACAAAAGTACTAGCGGCTTTCGGTCAACTTGTTGATGTTATCTTTGGATCAAATAAATTTCCTATTGGTATTTCTGAAACTAAGATGCCTGAAGGTGCTTCTACCTTTGCTCACTTAGATACAAGTTCACTTATGCCGGGACTAGAAACTTCTTTAAGTGCAAAAGAACGCACTGATAATCCTTTTGATGTTGGCTTTGAGGGAGATGGTAAAACTTTAAAACCCGGAGCTACTTTCAATAACGGGAAGTTTGATGTTATCCCTATAGAAAAAGGACTTGAAGATCTTCTTGTTGAAGGCCCTGCTACTAATCCTGCATTCTTACAAGTCTCTCCTGCTCAAGAAGCTGCTAGACGAATGGAAAAATTAATCCATGATCAAATTGAAGAATCTAATGGCTCAAGTGAAATTAGAAACTCTTTATTTGAATCTGCATTGTTTGGTACAGGTATAGTTAAAGGCCCATTTAATTTTAATAAAACTTTAAATAAATGGGATCAAGATGAGAATGGTGTAAGAACTCATCGAGCTATTGATGTAAGAGTTCCTAGAATAGAATTTGTTTCTATTTGGGATTTCTTCCCAGATCCTAATGCAACTAATATAGAAGAATGCGAGTATGTTTTTCATCGACATAAGATGAATAGAACAAAACTCCGTTCTCTATCTCGTATGCCTTACTTTAATAAAGAAGCTATACGAGAAGCTTTAGCTGCAGGAGCTAACTATCAAGAAGCAGAGTATGAGTCTGCCTTACATGATGACTCAAGATCTGAAACTTATGGTGGGGATTTGTTTGAAGTAATTGAGTATTGGGGTGTCATGGATGCCGAATATGCTCGACAAGTTGGTATGGAAATAGATGAAGATGTAGATGATCTTCAAGAAGTACAGATCAACGCTTGGATGTGTAATGGATTTTTATTGAGATCAGTTGCTAATCCTTTCACACCCTTCAGACTTCCTTATCATTCATTTCCTTATGAAAGAAATCCTTATAGTTTCTTTGGTATAGGCGTTGCTGAGAACATGGATGATTCTCAAAAGATAATGAATGGTCATGCTCGTATGGCAATTGATAATCTTGCGTTGTCAGGGTCACTTGTCTTTGATGTAGATGAGACTGCTTTAGTTGGCGGTCAAACAATGGAAATATATCCGGGTAAGATATTTAGAAGACAAGCTGGAGTTCCCGGTACAGCTATTAATGGTTTAAAGTTTCCTAATACATCAACTGAAAATATGATGATGTTTGACAAGTTCCGTCAGCTTGCTGATGAGCAAACAGGTATACCTAGTTACTCACATGGTCAAACAGGAGTGCAGAGCATGACTCGTACTGCTTCTGGTATGTCCATGTTGTTAGGTGCTGCTTCTTTAAACATTAAAACTGTAATTAAAAATCTTGATGATTTTCTTTTAAAGCCTTTAGGTGAAGCTTACTTTCAATGGAACATGCAGTTTCTAGACGCTTCTTTAGATGTTCAAGGAGATTTAGAAGTTAAAGCAACAGGTACAAGTAGTTTAATGCAGAAAGAAGTTAGAAGTCAGAGACTCACTACTTTCTTACAAACTATACAAAATCCTGCTGTAGCTCCTTTCATTAAGATAGATAAATTAATAAGTGAGCTAGCTGTTAGTCTTGAATTAGATCCTGACGAGTTAATGAACAATCCTCAAGAAGCCGCTCTTATGGCGCAAATAATAGGAATGCAGAATGCTGGACAAGCAACTGGCCCGGAAGCTGGCCCCGCTAACCAACAACCCGGAGCTATGGGAACCCCTGAAGGAGTACCTCCAGAAGCTCAAGGACTTGGAGTTACAGGTACTGGTGGGGGCAACATCGGAACAGGAAATGTTCCGCAGTCAGGGGAAAGTGAATTTAGTGGTACGCCTAGAGCAGTTGAAGGATAGCGTGGCAGAAGCAGCTAACAGAGTAGAGCAATGAAATTTCTTAAGAATTTTATTAAGGATGTAAAACAACAAGAAAGATCTAGCCGAAGATCTGAAGATGGGATGAATCAATCTTTATTAGAATCTCAAGATTTTAGTAATGATATTGGATTTCCTTCAGCAACTGGGCAATCTTCAAATCAAACTATATTGGGAAATAACATGAGACAACAGTTTAAAAAAGGCTCTTTAATGGTTGCTCCTGAGATGGTAGATGAAAGACAGCCTTATATGTTTGGTGCGCTTGCTAAAGTGGCAACTAAAGCAGCAAAATCTGTATTAAGTAAAGGCGATGAAGCGGCTATAAGAAATAGTAAAGATTATAAAAATCTTGTTAAAGAACTTACAACTGATAATGCTAAAGGTGCAGGAGTTGTTTTTAAAAAATCAGAATTAAAAGAATTTGAATCTGGTGGAGCTGATGCAGCATTAGAAGCTTTTGGTGAGCTTAGAACATTTAAAATAAAACAAGACGATTACGCTAATAAACTTTTAAACGATGGTGTTAAAGCTAATAGTGTAAAAAGAATTTTAAATACAGAAATTAAAGAAAAAGATTTGACTCCAGAAGAACTTGTTCTTAGAAAAAACTTTTTAGAAGAGAACAAAATGATTGGAGAAGCTGATGCAGAAATGAGGGCTTATAAAGATGATGTGGATTATCCACCATCTCCAGAAGAATTAAAAGAAATGAAGGCAAGCGGAGGAAGAGTACTTAAACAAGAAGGATCTTTAATGGTTCCTCCTGAGATGGCAGATAAAAGACAGCCCTATGTTGTAGGTGCTTTAGTTAAGGCGGGGACTAAAGCAGCTAAAATTATTTTACAGCAAGCTTCAGATGAAGTTAAAAATATTCAAAAAACTTTGCCTAAAGGAAAGGCCGTAAAAGAAGTAGAAGAAAACATAGAATCTATGAAACAAGCTGACCGAAACCAAGGTGATGAGCTTGAAGGTTATACATTTGACATAGCCACATCAAACAATATAGAAAATTTAGAAAAGGAGTTTTTTAAAGATCCTGCATTAGCTAACTCTTTACAAAAATTAAAAAAAGAAATTTATAGTAAATATACAAATAAAGAAGTTGCTGATGATATTTATGAAGATGCGTTATTTAAAATAGACATTAAGCTAGAGAAAAACGCTCCAAATACACAAGAAGTTTTTCCTGAAGATGCCATCTTTAAAGATCTTAAAGGGGAAAGAAGAGTACCTAAACAAGAAGGCTCTTTAATGGTTCCACCTGAAATGGAAGGCATGGAATCAGATATGCCTGAAGATACTTATCCTAATATACCGCCTGAAGAGATGGCAGAAGCTGAAGCATCTCAATTACCAGATTCTCAGATGGAAGATAACTACATGGACTTTGTACTTACAGAGTCTTTAGACGATACAGAACAAACTTATTTAATGAATGCTTTAGAAACAGACGAAAAGCTAAGTCAGATTTTTGACAAAGTAATTACGACTGCTTCTGAGTTTTCTGGGGCTGGAGAAGTTGAAGGCCCCGGAACAGGTGTATCAGACTCAATACCTGCACGATTGTCAGATGGAGAGTTTGTATTCACCAAAAAGGCCACCGATCAAGTAGGTGCTGATCAACTTCAAACTATGATGGATGAAGCTGAGAAAGCCTATGATGGCGGTGTAATGAGAAAACCGGCCCGAGAAGGGGGATCGCTACTTTATAAAGGTAAGGATGAAGATCCTTTATCTTATGAAAAGATAGCTCAAGATGAGATCAAGAAAGGTATGCTTAGATCGAATCGCGCCCCTAGTTTGAATCCCGGTTAAATTTAATAAGGCTACCTTGTATTAGACAAGCCCTAATTCTCTAGACGTTTAGAATTGGCAAACCTTGCAAGAAAACAAGCCCCTTAGAAAAGGAACAGAGTAATGTCCGAAACAGAACTAATGGAAGAAGAACAAGAATCTAATCCTTATAATATGAAGAAATCTTGGCATAAGGCTGACGGTAAACGTATGCCTCAAGCAGATGAATTATATTATGAAGAAGATGATCCTAAACCACAGGCCACCCGTAGAAAAAGATCGGCCCCTGATGATGATTCTTCTCCCAATAGCCATAACTATAAAAAAAGATACGATGATCTAAAGCGTCGTTATGATCAGAAATTAGGAGAGTTTAAGCAGAAAGAATTGGGGTTTGAGTCTCAATTACAAGCTAGGCAACCTGAGTATGAAGCACCGAAATCTCAAGAGGAGCTTCAACAATTTAGGGAAACTAATCCTGACCTATACGATACAGTTGAAACTGTAGCGCATGATATTGCAGCTAGTCAGATAAACAATTTACAACCTCGTCTTTCTGCTCTTGAGCAAAGAGAAACTGAGATTGCAATGCGGGAAGCTGAACAGGCTGTAAGAGAAAGACATCCTGATTACGATGATCTTCGTGGTGATCAAGATTTCCATGCATGGGCTGAAGAACAACCAGAGCAGATTCAAGATTGGGTATATCGCAATCCTGATAATGTTGCTTTAGCTTCAAAAGCTATTGATCTTTATAAAATGGAATCTGGTAAAGGGCAAAACTCTAAACAAAGACGTTCAAATCCTAGAGGGCAGTCCTCACGGTCTGCTGCAGATATGGTTTCTACTAAAACAACTAATGTAGAACCTAATCAACAAAAGATTTGGACAGAAACTGAGATATCGAAAATGTCCCTTGATCAGTTTGACAAGTATGAAGCAGATATTCGTCTAGCTATTGATGAGGGAAGAGTTCGTAATATTTAAATTCTTTTCTTAGAGGAAATAAAAAATGGCTTATAATGCTAGTGACGCACTGTTTGAACAAAGTACAGACACCAATGGTAACTTTGGTAATTCTGTATCAGGTCAAACAAACTCGTTTTTCTTACCCAAGGTCTATTCCAAGCAAGTTCTAAACTTCTTCCGTAAATCGTCTGTGGCAGAAGCCATTACGAATACGGACTATGCTGGCGAAATTGCTGGTTTTGGCGATACAGTAAGAATCATCAAAGAACCTACGATTACTGTTTATCAGTATGAAAGGGGAGCAGATGTAACTAAAACGGCTCTTACAGACCAAGAAGTTACATTGATTGTAGATACTGCTAACGCATTTAAGTTTATCGTTGATGACATTGAAACAAATATGTCTCATGTAAACTTTCGTGATGTAGCAACTTCATCTGCAGCTTATGCTCTTCGTGATGCTTTTGATGAAGGTGTAATTGCAGGTATGTTCGCAGGTGTATCAGCTTCTAGCCCTAATCATATATTAGGTGCTGATAATGCTACTGACCTTGCTGCTGGTACTTTTGATGGTACTGGTAATTTGGACATTGGTTTTTCATCCGATGAACATGATCCTATTGATGTCTTAGGTCACATGGCTCGTCTTCTTGATGAGCAAAATGTACCTGAAGAAGGTCGCTGGTTCCTTGCAAGTCCTGACTTCTATGAAGTACTGGCTTCAAGTTCTTCCAAGCTTCTTTCTGTTGACTACAACGCAGGACAAGGATCTATCCGAAATGGATTAGTATCTTCTGGTCTGTTGCGTGGGTTTAATATGTATAAGAGCAACAACATTGCCGCTACTACTAATGCAGCAGGTAAATGTCTTGCAGGACATATTTCATCTACAGCAACCGCTCAGACGATTACTAGTACAGAAGTAATTCGTGATCCTGACAGCTTCGGTGACATTGTACGTGGTCTTCACGTATATGGAGCCAAAGTGTTGCGTGGTGAAGCATTAGTCTCTGCCTTCTATGGCGTAGACTAGTTGTAAACTGAGAGTGGGGGTTACTTAGGTAGCCCCTGCTTTTTAAAAGGATTAGTAATGCCTCAATTAGGTAGTGAAGAAAAACCTTTCATGGTTCATCCTAAAGGAATCGTAAGCAAAGAAAGTCGTTTTAAAAAAGGATTTGATAAAAAAAAATATAGTGAAAACTATGACCGAATTTTTAATTCAAAATCTAAAAAAACTAAGGCTTAGATTATGAAAAAAATGATGTATGGCGGTAAAGCTAAAATGATGGGTGGCGGTAGAGCCATGTATAACCAAGGAAGTTATATTTCAATTCAGGAAATGGAACGTAAGTGTGGTAGTAAAACTGTCATGCCTAATGCTAAAAGCTCTGAAAGTAAGAAAGGAAAAAGTGAATAATTTAGAGTTATCAATTGGCGTAGAGTATTAGTAATTATGGCTGAAACTTATCTTAATTTATGCAACACCATACTGAGAGAGTTAAACGAGGTATCTTTAACTAGCACTAAC